GAAGGGCTGGATCCTGCCAGCGCCTGGGTCGGTGAGCAGCTTATGAGCGTAGGCCAGAACCTTCCGAGCATGGCGCTGGGCCTTATTCCTGTAGTAGGTCCTGCCGTATCATTGGCAGTTATGGGCGCCATTGCTGCCGGCGATAAGGTGTATGAGATAAGCTCCCGGGGCGGCAGCGCCGGAGAAGCTTTTATACGTGGTACCGTCGCCGGAGGAATTGAAGCAGCAACAGAGATCGTTTCCCTGGATAATTTCCTGAGCATTGTCAAAGGCACCGAAAAGGCGCCTATAAAATGGGTCGCAAAACTTATAAAGAATCCTAGCGTACAGCGAGCCTTCAGTGATATTCTCAGGCAGATGGGATATGAAGCCAGCGAGGAAGTAGCGTCATACCTGGCCAACTACGTATACGATAAATCTATTGCAGATCCTGACGCAAAATTTAAACTCACTGAACTTTTGGGCGCAGCTGCAGGCGGCGCCTTCAGTGCTCTGCTGCTTGGCGGTCTGGGTGTAGGGCTCAACTATACCAGGACGACCGTAAACACAAACAACATACAGACTAAGCTTATGGATAACGGCGAGACTCCGGCCAACGCCAAAGAGCTCGCGCCGATAATAAACAAAGTATTAAACCAGGCTGATATAAGCGGATCCGACGCCGTAAAAGTAGCAGCGAACAAAGCGGCAATGAATTATATCAACGCTAAGGCTTCTAAAACCAACGACATTGCTGCAAGGCTCAGAGGTATATCCAGCATTTATAACGCTGCCACAGCGGAAGGCAGCGGCTATACAGGCCAATCCGGAACGAAGTGGAACCAAAAACAAGCGGCAGCCCTGGCAGCATTAACTGACGAAGCACTTGACGCCATAGGACAAATGGAACCCGGCACACCGATAACGCCTGACGAGATAGGGCTTACTGCAGACAGTAAAGAATGGCAGGATCTTATTGCCGCCGGCCTTGTCGACGAAAGCGGAAGCCTTTCCGAAGTTGCGGCAACAGATGAAATGGATCGCCGGACATTACCGCAGAATACAGAAGAGCAGAACTATACAGCTGCTGCAGAAGATCAAAACAATGCAGCGCCGGCAATGCCTGCAATGCAGACAGCGGCCGACTACCAGGCAGCACTTGTCAACGCCGGAGTAGATGAACAGGCAGCTCAGGAGATGGCTCCGGTCATAGAAAAGATCGCCAAAGGCGTGCAGCTCAGCGAAGCCGAAACAGCTGTAAAAGATAAGATAGCGGGCAATGACGCTGCCATAAACGTGCTGTATTCGATATTAGACCAGACAACCAGCCAGGCAAATATTGCAAATAATGACAATACGGGTTATGATGAAAATGCAAAAGCTTATAACGAGCTTATAGATGATCAGGCAGAAATGCCGGAGCGTACAGTACGCAAAGGCAGCGAGAATCCTAATGCAGGACTTAAAGAGAACAGCAACAGCCGGCGCTTCAACAGAAGGACCAGAAGGATCCTGGACAGGCTCGGCAAGCTTATAGGTGTAACTATAGAGATCGTTGACGATCTTCCAAGTCAGAACGGCCGATATCTTAAGGAAACAAGGACCTTACAGATATCAATGAATACAGACAATCCCCTTGTTACCGTATTGTCACACGAAGTAACTCACCGGCTTAAAGAAACCAGCCCTGCAGAATATGATCAACTCGAAAAGATAGCACTGAGCCAGATGCGCGACAACGGCAAGCTGGCCAATGCTATAAAAACAATTAAAGCAAGCTACGGCAACATGATCACTCCGGAGCTGCTAAGGGAAGAATTAACAGCTCATTATGCAAGAGATCTTTGCAATAATGTAAGTGAATTTGAAAAGCTTGTAGGCATTAATCGTCAGCTCGGCCAGAAGATCCTTGATATAGTAGACAGCATAATACATCAGCTTAGCCTGGGAAGCCTGGGCAATGAAAGAACAACGGCAGCAGAAAATGAAATATTGGGAACAGCAGCCCGAACGGATTACCAGCTGGCAGAATTCCGGGAGGCTTGGGCAGCAGCCCTTAATAATGCAACAGCTTATGCTGAAGGAATAAATGAGAAAGAAAGTAAAAAAATAATATTAGGAGATACGTTCCCACCTTACAATGAAAGCCACAGTGATGCTAACGAACGAGCATCACGGTGGGCACATGGAAAAAATGTCAAATCAGGGGATCGAAAAATAGTACCATATCTTGGAGCATGGTATATTATTGAGGCGTCTGATGATGCCCCATTAAGGTATAGAATCTTAGAAAAAACAAATTATGTTGATAACAAAAGGAGAATCAGCAGAAATGTTACCAGAAAACAATCCATACGAACAAGCATTGATAATGCTGATACAATCAATAAACGAACAGATACCTATGGACATGGAAGATCAAGTTTTAATATTAATAATGCTGAATACAGAACAGAAAATAATGGAGTTCATCAACTGGGTGAAGAGCAAAATGGACGGAGAAATATTGAAAGCTCACCCGACAGAAATAACGAGGGCAGCGGTGAAAATCAACAAGGGGATAATGCCGGATTAACAGACCACATTAAATTCTCTATGAAATTACCCGTTGAGGAAACGTCAAACTTGATTGCATTGCATAATCTTAATGCAGACAAGCTGGCTAAAGCCCTTGACTTGGGTGGTTTCCCTATGCCTTCTATTGCTGTTACAAAAACCTCTATACCTCATACAAACTTTGGTAACATAACTCTTGTTATGGACAAGAATACTATAGATCCAAAGGCAGACAGACGCAACACGGTCTACTCAGCTGACGCATGGACGCCAACATTTCCCTCAGTAGAATATGAAGTAAATGAACAGGTAGCCGGTAAGCTGAGAAACAAATATTATGAATTATATAAACAGTTCGGCAATGAAGCAACAAGGCCGCTTTATGCGTGGGCTAATTATGCAGACAATGAGCTTGACCGTGTAGGCGGCGAAGCTGCATTGATTGAACAAGAAAAAGATAATGTAGATATGATGAAACTTTTCCTGATGGATCAAGGGAAAGAAGTGCCCGCTACTGTTACAACAGAAAACGTAGAACGCTTAGATGATAATACAGTAGCATTTTACGATTATTTTATTAATGCAATAGGAAAAGAAGCATTCCAGGAGCTGGCAGCTAAACCTGGCGAAAATCCTTTAGACATTAGGAAAGCATGGTGGGCTAAATACGGCGACAGATTTGAAGAAGCATACCGTGGTTATATGACTTCACTCGGGTTTACATTGGAGGAAATCAACAATGTTCTCGAAAATGAATCAGTTGCGTCACAGACCAGAAAAGCGCTTCAGATGCGTAATTATATTAATAACGGATCTGAAAAGAAAACTACTGTTACTAATATTGAAGCGACTAATAAAGCAATCCGTGAAGCAGTTAATAAAGCAGAATATGAAACCTGGCTGCATAACCTTTTTGATGGCATAGAAAAAAGCAGCGGCATATACAACGGCAGAGATAGATATACCAGCAGCGGCAATTCTCGCAGTTTTTCCGCGACACATTATCCGGTAACACTGGAAAACATTGCTAAAGCAATGGCAAATGAAAACAACGGTAACAGCAGAAATGTCAGTGGCTTTTACGGCGTTAAGTCTTTACGTGCAGGTATGGCAAAGAGGTTTTCAAACATTGCAGAAATGCACCAATATGAAAACCGCTTACAGCATTTAACTGAAGAACAAGCTACAGAAATAAACGACGCACTTTCTAAACGGCTTTCTTCGGTAATGAGTGACATATATAATAAAAAGTCTCACAGTAAATATGATAATTCATTTATTGAAATGGATCGTATTGGTAATATCTTAATGGAAATTACCGAACAGAAGATAATAACTGTGGACAGCATAAAAAAAGCATTTTCGCAGTATCAGTATGAAATTGATAATCAATTAGCTGATAATATACGGAATTTGCTATTTGATATATCTCAAATGCCGGTAAATATATTTGAGGCAAAACCGGAAAGAGCAGTACGTTTTGATGAAGTACGTGCGGCCATCATACCGCAAGGAACTGACGGAGAATTAATACAAAAGCTAATAGAAGCCGGCGTAAATGTATTAGAATATAAACAAGGAGACACTAATGATCGCCTGGCAAAGGTAAACAGTGTTGAAGATGCCCGCTTCAGCAGGAAACTGAACATTGAAGGAGAAACAGAAAATGGCAGAAGAACGCAAGATACTGGCGGAAATGGACGGAGAGCAGCGCTGGCTGACACAGGAACAATACGACCATTACAAAGCACAGTCGGAAGAAATGATAGCCGACGCTTTACGCTTTGGAATGGATCCAAAGAAGGCCAAGGAAATACTCGAATTAAGGATAGTGAAGGACAACAGATAAATGAAGCTGACGCCCAAAAGCTAAACGGTACGGCAATAGTAGATAATAACAGCTTACCATTGGCAACGTACCACGTTACGGACACAGATTTTGAACAGTTTGAAAATGGAGATATAGGGTTCCATTTTGGTACAAAAGCCCAAGCAGAACAAAGGGCTGCAAACAAGGGCTATACCAACCCTATATTTATAAGGGCATATCAAAATATACAGAATCCGGCTATGGTAAGTCGGGATCAATACAGTTGGCACGCGTTACAAGCAGCATGGACTTTATGGCGTGAAGGAATTATAAATGATGCTGAGTATGATGAAATCACTAATATAGCGGGTATAAAAGACGGCTATGATTCGCCTGCCTCGGTAAGGCTGCGTGAAATAATGGAAAGTAAAGGCTATGACGGAATTGCCTATCCTAATGAATTTGAAAAAGAGGGCATGTCGTACATTGCATTCCATGACGATCAAATAATCCGGGCACCATTAGAAAACAATGCAGAAAACAAGAATGCAACAAATGAAACAAGCAAAGGCAACACCCGTGAAAGCCGTAAGATCTCGCCGGAGCTGCTAGAAAAGTATGGCATACAATCAGACGAAGCGCGGGAAATAAGCGGCAATAAGCGCAGCACAGAATACCAGAACAGAGCCCGCAACAGGCTTGTAAAGAGTATAACGGAAGCCTTTTCTATGCCTTCCGTCCTGCGTGACGAGCTGAGCGATATAATAGCAACTATAGACGAAGAGATCGCAACCAACGGCAGGCCTACTGCCACAACGATAAGCACCCTGTTCCGGGAAGCCTGGGACAAAGGCCTTGTAGCTATAAAGACCTACAGCGACCAGTACGACGCGCTGAAAAAAGAACTGCGTGAAACCAGAATAAAAGTAAGCGACACGATCAAATCTGATATAGCCGATTATGGAGAATTCAGAAAATCCAGCTTTGGCAAGCTTAACCTGGCCAACGAAGGCAATAGCGTAGATACGTACTACGAAGAGCTGAGCGAAAGATACCCGGAGCTGTTCCCGACCAATATAATAAACCCGACAGATCAGCTGCTTAAAATAGCCGAAGTGGCCAACAGCTTCAGGACTATAGAAGTCACGCTGGATAAATACGCCGACGGCAATAAAGAGCTGAGCGGGTATATAAAGAATAAGTTTGATAAAGCGGTCCGGAAGTATACTGACGACTCGTTGAAGGCCATTAAATACGAAGTAGAACGCACCGCATTAAACGAAGAGGCGGACGCTAAGGCAGCGCTCGCAGAAAGAATACTTAATGACCAGGACAAACTGAAAAATTCCGAGAAGCGAATGAAAGAGCTCAAGCGGGAGATAGAACGCGCGAAAAGAAAAACGCTGCTTTCCCCGCGTGAAACCAAAGCCGTAAAAGCATTGACGGAAGGCCTGATAGACGCAGCACCGGAAGGACCTAACGCCCAGGCTATAACTGAGCTCGCAGATCTACAGCGCGAATACAACGAACTGAAGCAGCTGCACGACGAACATAAGCACAGAGCGAAGGCTGCTTACCGTAGAGCAGCGGAGATACTTGCGGCAAACTCCGATACATGGAAGGATCCTAAAGCCGGCATATCATTATCCACGACCACACCGGAGCGGGCAATGTACAGAATTACCGGCAACCGCGCCGAAGCTCAGAAGCTTATCGAATCGCTTATACTGCCTATCCACAGCGCAGAAGCCGAAAGAATCAGGCGTATCAACGATATAACAGAGCGTATAAAAGCGCTTGACCTCGGAACCGAAAGAAAATATGAGGTCGACGTTGGCGACAAATACGGCGGGATCCAGAACGTATCAGAAAGCGGACTCGTACAGCTATACGGTGAAGGCCTTATAACCGAGAAGGATCTGAGCCGGCTCAAAGTAGACGAAGCCAGAATAAAGGCTGCAGCTGACACCTTCAGGGAAGTATATAACGAACTGTTTGAGGACCTTGAAGCAACGCTGCTGCGCAATGGGTACGAGATCCCGGAATACAGGAAGAACTATTTCCCGCACTTTGACGAGAACGAGAACAGCGGCAGCATACTTGCCCTGGCAGCAAAACTTACCGGTACAGATATATCAGACGCTGTACTGCCGACTAATCTGGCCGGCATAACGGAAGGCTTTAAGCCCGGCAAGCCATATATGCGGAACCTGCAGGAACGTCGCGGAAATAAAACGACCTACGACGCACTTGAAGGACTCCAGAAATACATGACCGCCGCCACCAATGTCATATACCATACGGACAACATACAGCGGCTGCGCGCTTTTGAGGACGTGCTGAGATATAAGTATTCCGACGAAGGCAAGCAGGAAATGCTTGATAAACTCCGTGAGAAAGAAGATATAAGCCAGGAAGAGTATGACTCCCGAAAGGCGGAGATCACCGGCAGAAATATCAAGCAGCTGCCGAACTTTGTTACATGGCTACGCGAGTATACGAACCTGCTAGCCGGCAAAAAGAGCACGTTTGACCGTAATGCTGAGAAAGAATTCAGCAGAGGCTTCTATAGTTTCATAACGGCGCTTGAAAACAGAGTAGCGGCGAATATGATCGCCGGCAACATGTCAAGCTCATTGACAAACTTTATACCGCTGTTCCAGGTGTCGTCATATGAAGTAAGCCCTAAGAACATGGCCAAAGCCATGAAGATGGTCATAACCGATCAGGCGTCAACGGAAGCACTAAAAATCAAATCAGACTTCCTTACCAACAGGCAGGGCGCAGAAAGCCTAACAAAAAAATCAAAGCTTGAACGAGCTGCAGAGATCGCCGGCATGCCGATGGAGCTGATTGATAAGTTTACGTCGCAAACTTTAACAATAGGCCGGTATCTGCAGAACATTGAAAACGCACAGAAAAACGGCGAAGCAGTAGACTATGACAAGGCGATGCAGGAAGCAGATAGCTGGGCAGCGTCTGTTATGGCAGACAGATCCAAAGGCGCGAAGCCGGTAATATTCGACCAAAAGAATCCGCTGACCAAAATATTCACGATGTTCCAGGTTGAAGTAAACAATCAGCTGCAGCATTATTTTGAGGACCTTCCCCGGGAGCTCGGCGGCAAAGATAAGGCAAAATGGAGCAAAGCGGATATAGCAAGATTTTCAACAGCCCTTACGCAGAAGCTGCTGCAGACTTGTTTTTATGGTCTGGCATTCAAATGGCTATTCGGGTATGATCCCACTTTTAACCCGTTCGCAATTATATACCGTTTCTTAAAGGATATATTTGCAGATGATAAGGGATTATGGGACGCTGCCACGAACGCCGGCGAAGATCTTGCTCAGGATCTGCCGTTTATAGGCGGCGTGCTGGGTGGCGGCAGGGTGCCGATCAAGTCAGCGCTGCCTGATTGGAACGACCTCAAGAAAGCGCTTGAAAGCAAAGGCAAGGCCGTACCGCAGAACCTGTACGAAGGCCTGAAACCGACACTATTCACGCTGCTGCCGCCGTTTGGAGGAAACCAGGCACGAAAGACCATTGAAGGCGTCACTACAGTAGCACAAGGCGGCAGCTATACCTACGATAAGGAAGGCAATAAAAAGCTTAAATATCCCGTAGCAAAAACGCCGCTTAACTATATCAGAGGTACAATAGCCGGAAAGTGGGCCTTCCCGGAAGCTCAGGAATATATTGACAGCGGCTTTAAATCCTTATCTGTCAAGCAGACAAAAGAGCTGGAAGCGCTTGACGCATTGGATAAAGAAGCCAACCGGCTGCAGAATAACCTTAATAACTATAGTAAGTACAAGGATTATCTTGCCAGTATTGACGCAGACGGCAACGGCAGCAAAACCAATAAAGAAAAGAAAAACGCACTTAATCAAACCGATTTTAGTTACGAAAAGAAAGCCGAGCTGTATTTCAGCGGGTCGGATTCAGCCTATGAGAAGTACAAGAAGGCGCTTGAAAAGGGAATTGAAGCAGAAGCTTATTATAAGCTGATGACCACTGCTGATTCAGATGAAAACGGCGCTATTGATAGGGCAGAGAGACAAAAAGCAGTTGAGGCATTAAATCTGCCTAAAAAAGAAACCGCGGAGCTGTATTTCTACAGCGGCTCTGATAAGTCATATAACAATTATCAGGAAGCGCTTGCAAGAGATATAGACGGGTATGTATATTACAAATATATAACCGATGCAGACGCCGATAAAAACGGTTATCTGAAACAGGCCGAGGCAACAGCTTATCTTGATCTGCTGAAAAATGTAACAAAGTCACAAAAATACTTCATGTGGATGGCCGGCACCGGAGCAAAGACAGATAAGAACAACCCGTACAAGTAAAAAGTAAGCCGCCAGGTGAATGCCTGGCGGTATTATTTAATGTTAATATTTGTTAACAAATTTTAAGTTGACAAAATGGTGGCACATGTGATACCATGAGACACGCAGTGAGAGTTAAGGAGGCGGAGCCGTTTGTCTCAACTTAAAAAGTTAATAGATAAGTTTTACAGTAAACCCATAAGAAATGATATAACATTTTCTGAGGTTGAGACTTTGGCTGCCGCGTTTGGTTGCAAGGTTATGTCTGGAGGTAAACATCTTCGTGTTGTTCACAAAGAGTCAGGAAGAATCGTGCCTATTCCGCGGCATGGGAACACAGTAGGTGAGGCATATATTAAGCAACTGAAAGATTTGTTTAATCTCATTGGTGAATATAAGGAGGACTAAAAATGCAGTACCCTTACAAAGTATATCGTACACAAGTAGAAGAGCATGTGTTTTGGGTAGCTGAATGTACTTGTTTAAAGGGATGTGTAGGCCAAGGGGATACAATTGAAGAGGCATTACATGAATTGGAAGAGAATGAAACTGTTTGGCTCGATACTGCTAGAGAATGCGGTATAGCAATTCCCACTGTGCCCATTGAGACGATTAACGAATATAGCGGTAAGTTTACAGTGCGCGTATCTCCATCAGTACATATGGCAGCAGCTGTTTGTGCTCAGAAAGAAAATATAAGCCTTAATCAATATGTAAACGATGCAATCGTTGCTCAAAATACCAAATATGAAACAATGAATTATATAAAGACACATACAAAGGTCCTTGAACCAATAGAAATGCTACAGAAAGTAAACTAAAAGAAGAACTTATAAGAGAGCCGGAGATCATATCGCCGGCCCTTATTATATAATCAGTACCACTACATCATTACTACATCACACAGTCAACAGTTATTACCACTTCTCACCACATAATAACATAAAAGAAACCGCATTATTATCGGAATATCCTGATAACAATGCGGTATATAATATGGTGGAGACGAAGAGGATCGAACTCTCGACCTTACGGATGCGAACCGTACGCTCTCCCAGCTGAGCTACGCCCCCCTTATTCAGTTGAACTGAATCAAAAAAGAATGGTGGGGAATACTGGGTTCGAACCAGCGACTTCTACCGTGTGAAGGTAGCACTCTCCCACTGAGTTAATTCCCCTTAAAAATCAGCAAAAGCATTATATCATAACTGCACCTGCAGAGTCAATCCGATTTTTGATATCATTATTGCAACATAATCTGCTGCAGGATTAAACGAATGTCTGAGCTTTCCCACAAAACAGGAAGCATATCACTCCGTCTGGGCGATATGCTTCCTTATGTTATGCTTTATAGGAAAAAACTGCAAGACTGATATATCCCGTGAAAAGCTTATTGCATGTCATAGCAAACAGAAAACAGATCAGTCTTGATCATTTTGGAGAACGGCTATTTGACAGCAGCCTTAAGTTCCTCGACCTTATCGAGAAGTTCCCATTTTACACCGAGATCTTCTCTGCCCATATGACCGTAGGCAGCAAGCTGACGGTAGATGGGTTTGCGGAGGTCATAATTCTTGATAATGGCAGCAGGACGGAGATCGAAGACCTTGGTGATAGCATCGCAGATCTTTTCTTCATCGACGTCAGCAAGCCTGATATAGCTCGCAAGCTCGGCGTACATCATAGCACGATATACGATGAAATAAAGCGCGGGCAGGTAGAAATATTAAACAGCGACCTTACCACCCGTGTAGTATATTCTCCGGAAATGAGCGAATCCAGGCATATATTAAGTATGAAAAACAGAGAGCAGCCGCTTAAGATCGGTAAAGATCATAAGCTTGCAAACTGGCTTGTATCAACTATAGGAGATAAGGGATATTCACCTGCTGCCGCCTGTTCCCTTATGGGAAAAACGCCTGAAACCACTTTCAGCGTCACACTATGCCGGCAAACAGTATATAAATATATAGATAAGGGCTATCTTTGGCCATTGACAAATAAACAGCTCCGATACAAAGGTAAACAGAAAAGAAACTATAATAAAGTTACACGAGCTGCACGCCCCAGCAAAGGCGACAGCATTGAACGGCGTCCGGATATAATTAACGAAAGAAAAGAAGCGGGACATTGGGAAATGGACAGCGTGCAGGGCAAGCAACGGACAAAGCGGGCGCTGCTTGTAATGACCGAACGCGTAACACGTAAGGAGCTGGCTTTTCCTATGCAGGACCAGACGGCTGCCAGCGTCGTCAATACGCTTGATCGGCTCGAAAAGCAGTACGGATCCGAACGCTTTAAAACCATATTCAAAAGCATAACAGTAGACAACGGCCACGAGTTTATGGACCTGGAAGGCATGCAGCGCAGCTATATTAATAACGGATCCGAGCGAACGCATATATATTATTGTCACCCGAGAAACCCCGGAGAACGCGGCAGCAATGAAAAACAGAACCAGCTTATCAGATGGTTTTTTCCTAAAGGTACAGACTTTACGCACGTCTCAAATGACAAAATCAAAAAAGCAATAGAATGGATAAACAATTATCCGCGTCTATTGCTTAATTGGAAAACATCAAACGAGCTGTATGATCGCTTTTTGGCTACAGTGACGTGACAAAATTATTACAAATTATTCGGGTTTAGGTATTGACATTTGCAATTGCTAAATCTATACTTAAACCCGAAGATACCTTAAAGGTGTCAGAGGGTTTATTTTTATGCCCTTATAAACCGAAAAGAGGCAGAAACAGAGACAGAAAAAGAAGAGGAGGAAGAATAGCGTGCCCGCAAAAATCACCGTTATCATGTGCCCCGTAGACAGACCCCCGTATGTCACTAATATCAGCCCAACGCTGAAGAACATGCAGAAGATCGTGGGAGGACATATTGAGACTGTGGCGCTCACGACCGATGCCGTTATCGTTTGTAATGAGGAGGGTCTTCTTCTTGACCTTCCCCTCAATCCCGCCCTCTCTTCCCTCGGCTCTTCCTTCTTCGGCGACGGCTTTCTCGTCGGATTCGACGGAGTCGATGACTTCACCGACATACCAAGCGACAACGGGATCCGGAAGGAGCTGCTGGGATACATGAAGCACATGTATAAACTGGCAATTCAAAAAAAGGAGGCGTGTAAATGGCACGATTAAAGTACAAAGACAGAATGATCATATCAGAAATGTACTTAAACGAGGACAGTATATTAAGTATCGCTGTAAAAATAGGCGCCCACCCGGCAACTATATACGAAGAGCTCCGGCGCGGACATACCGGCGAAACCGATAAAAACGGAAGGCTTGCCTATGATCCTGACCTGGCACAGCGAAAAACGCAGGAAAATCTAAGACGCTGCGGCAAGAAAAAGGCAGTAAGTTAAGAGGATATATAAATGAATAAATCAGATCTGAGAAGGAAAGCCTTTGCTATAAGCTTTTTGTTTCTGATCAGCATAGTAATTATAGCCGTAATTATATTAGAAGGTAAGAGATCGGAGCCGTCGGAACCGGAGGCCGCAGCTGAAGAAGCAAGCATAATTGTTACCAGAGAGCCGGCTGAGGATCCAGGCGAAGAAGCTGCAGCAACGCTGCCGGTATATTATGACGTTCCTCTTGATTATGAGCTGCAGGATTATATCAGATCCAACTGCGAAAAGTACGACGTCCCTATGAGTCTGATCATTGCCATTATAGAGCAGGAAAGCTGCTTTCAGGCTGACGTTATAAGCCCTACGGCTGATTATGGTCTTATGCAAATCAATATAATCAATCATCAGCGTATGGCTGAAGAGCTGGGCGTAACAGATATTATGGATCCGTTTCAAAATGTCCTGAGCGGGATATACCTCATAGCCGAAAACTTAAGAGCGGAAAACGACGATATAGCCGGCGCCCTTCTTAGATACAGCAACGGTCCGACCGGAGCGAATAGACTAAGAAGTAAGGGCGTATACATTACACAGCATTCAGAAAAAATACTGAACGCATATTACCGATATAAGGAAGTGATATAGTGACACACTATGACGCCTTCACATTTTTATTTTATTTCATCGTATTAATAGGCGGCTTTGGCTTTATTACCGGTATAGTCTATCCGGCAGTAGCTATAGCTGTACTTAAAATCAAAGGCAGCCGGAAACCCATTAAAGAGATCTTAAAAGAAATATGAGCGGGCTAACATCTTGCGCATGGTGCGGCACTTTGATAGACAGCCGGCATAGCTTATGCCACGAATGCGCCGAAGAAGAAAAGGACCGGCTTGTAAAGCAAAACATTAAGTTAAAGATGCTGCTGGAGCTCACATATAAGCATGTGAAAAGAGATTGCAGCACCTGCCGATATGGCACCTTAAGCAATGGCTGCAGAAGGAAATACGCCGCCCCTGAGCCTGGCTGCTGGGAATGGAAATATTATAAGGACCTTAAAGAAACGCGCCTGAGCGCGAAACCGTTCAGCAATATAGACGAAGATAACGATTAAAGAAAAGAACACCGCACGCCCCGGCGAGGGCATACGGTGATCTTTCTTTACCTTGACACAGGTACAACGTACTACATATAGTATAGCACCTTGAAAGGGAAAAATCAAAGGATCCATAGCAAAAATTGAAGGCCTGTTGTGAGGCCTTTAAAGACCTTGTTTAGCAATTAACTTTACGACACAGACAACGTACGGGAGCCCATATCATGGCATATTATGAAAGAAAAATAAAATCCGGCCAAGTGCTGGAGATCATAAGATATAAAACAGTAAGAACACCCGGCGTATATTATCCGAGAAAATCAAATATACAGGTAAGCACTCCCAGGCAGAAGGCAATCAATGCAGTAGAAAGTAAGCGCTGGCTTACGAGAAAGATAAACTCAAACTTTATGCCTGGAGATCTTTTTATAACCTTGACATACTCGAAAGAGCCAAAGCCTGACCAGGCAGCGAAGGAGCTGGCTAAATATATTCGAAGGCTCAGAGCATACCGAAAAAAGGAAGGCCTGGAAGAGCTGAAATATATAGTCATAACCGAAGCAACAGAAACCAGGCTACATCACCATATGATCATAAACGCCATGAGCTCAGATGCAGCTCGTAACTTATGGCAGTATGAATCAGATCCGAAAGACAGAAAGACGCAGCGAAAGATCAAAGGACACGGAAGAGCACCGACCGATACCCTTGACAGCAGCGGAGATTATAGTTTTCTGGCCAGATATTTAGGCAAGCAGGACAAGCCAGGCCGGCGCCGATGGAGCTGCTCGCAGAATCTGAAAGAGCCGGAAGTATCAAAACCGAAGCCGATTAATCCTACAGCTGCCCGAAGAGCGCCCAGGACACCGAAGGGCTATGTATTAAGTAAGCAGACCACGAGAAACGAAAACCCGGATATTTTGTACCTGAATGACAATCAAATGATGGTCATATGGAAATACATTAAACTTGAAATTGATAAGGAGGCATGATGCGGCATGATCGAAAACAACCTAGCAACTAAGCTGCGCGTAGCAATGGCGATCAATAAAATATCCCCGGCGCAGCTGGCGCGTGATATTGGTGTATCATCGTCGGCAATACGAGAAATCTGTAAAGGCGCGACAAATCCCCGGGCTGATACATTGATTTGCATTTGCAGGCGGCTCAATATATCGGCTGACTACTTGCTTAGTCTTAAGGAGGATAACAATGTCTGAAATAATTAACGCAAAACAAATTAATAAACCGAAATGGATAAAAAGCCAGGTATTATGGCAATGTTCTGAATGTGGCATGCGGGTAATGACGGATAATTATAATTATTGTCCGCAATGCGGCTTAAAGATGGAGAAAGAAAAAGATCATATTGAGCTAAGCCGCTGCAATTATTGCGACGCCGCTGCGCAGCCGATAATAGTAAATCAATACGGCGTAGATCTGTACGGCTATCGCTGTTCTAATCCTATGTGTTTAACGAATAAATATTATTTCCGAGATAAGCCATTATACAGTGATCCGGAAGAGGCAAAGAAGGCATGGAACGAATTGCAGGAGGAGAAGCATGAGAATTAAGGCTCATATCAAGCTCAGACCGTGTAAGTATTGCGGGGAAGCAGCAGTTATATTACCGCAAGAAAATACCTTTATCGTTTTTTGCAGCGAATCTTTTTTTCCATGTTGTCTTATGAACAGAATAATGTGTTCTACCGAACACGAAGCACGGATAGAGTGGAACAGAGAACAGGAGGTGAACATGAATGAATCCGAATGATAATTATCTGTTCCATTGTTCACATTGCGGTTATTATATGACAAATATCGCTGATGGTAATTCACAATATGATGAATTACTTGAACGATGGGGAAAGAATGATAAATTGAGTGAATTATGGTTAATGAGTAAATTATGGGAAAATGAAATTAAAACAAATGATGACAGCTTATCACATTTTCGATTATTTAACGATTGGTTTTATTGCCCACATTGCGGTAGGAGGGTGAATGAATGAACGAATTAAAACCATGCCCTTTTTGCGGGACTAGGCTGCTTATTCAAATGACTACAGAGTATGCATATAATTCAGATACACCAGAAGGAACACAAATGTACTGGTTGCACTGTGTTAATCCTAATTGCAGAATGGCAGTGGAAACAGACTTGTGTAAGACGGAAGAAGAAGCAATAGCTTTGTGGAATGATAGATACACAGAGGTTGAAAGTTAGTCTGAATGGAGTGTGGCGTATAATGGCAAGTTTTAAAAAGTGTGACATATGTGACACAGTAATTGATGAAGAGTTGATACAAGGAAAAGTTTATATTCATGACTCCAAATATAGTATTTATATCAATAATGTGACAGCTCAAAAAGGTGGCGAATATGACCTATGTGCAAATTGTACAATACGGCTGCATAGATGGTTGAACGACTTAAAAAGGAGGGTGAATGAATGACAAAGAAGAAAATTCATTGCGACAGGTGCGGCAAGATCTTCAAGCCCGGTTATAGGGACGGCGTGCCTAACGGCCTGGGATTTGTACTTGACGGCGGCAAAATCATAAACTTTTGCCGCGAATGCATTGAAAAAATCGGATCCTTAGACGAAGAAGGCAAGGACGCATATTTTGCCAGCTTAGGATTACAAAAATGAAAAACAGGTATTGTATCGGCTGCCCTTTTTACAGGCCGTTGTATAAAGGCCTCTGGGCCTGCCATTACTGCTATATAACAGGCGAAACAAGAGACGTGCCGCCGGAGCGCTGCACACTGAACCCGAAAAGGAAGAAAAATGAACTCACAAAACAAAAAGCAATATCTGAGCCAGTACCTTCCGCTGGCACTGGAAATAAGGCGCAATAAGGAAGAGCTGCGGCGCTGGCGGGAATTCTCTGATTCACTGCAGAAGGATTCACCGGATCTTCAGACGGCAGTGGCCAATATAGAGCTGATAGAGCAACGGCTAAACAGGCAGATAAAAAGCCTTATTAAGCTGCGCCTTCAGATTGAAACAGCTATAGCGGGTCTAAACGACGCGACGCTGCGCCTGATCATGCAGCGCCGATACCTGGATAATAAACAATTCTACCAGATCGCGCGCGAGGTCCATTATTCAACGCGACACGTCGAACGATTACACGGAGCAGCTCTGGCCAAAATAAAAATAAAAGATGTCGCTTCATGTCGTCAATAATGTGATAATTTAATAACGATAAAAGGCCGCCAAAAAGCGGCCTTTTATATATATTCCCGAAACAAATAACGTGCAGATCCGTAAAAAACATGCACGTTAATGGTGTGCCGGAACTGGCAGCAAAAACTTCAAGAATGGGGAGACTTGATCATAGCTGCAAAGCCGGAGGGGAGTTGTACAAGCGAATTAATCGGAGGAGGGGCCGACGCTTGATATAGGAGTGAAACAATGGAAAACCCTGATAAACTGACAAAAAGACAGGAATTATTCGCAGAATATGTCGTAAGCGGAATGACATACTCTGACGCCTACAGAGAAGCCTATAGTCCTAAAAAGGCCAGCAATAAAACAATAAACGAAAAGGCCAGCAGATTGATGGCAGAGGACAAGATAAGGGCAAGGGTCGAGAGTATGCGCGCGTACGCGCGTGAACAATATATGCAGCAGCTTATACTTAACGGGCAAGGGGTACTTGAGGAATTGACACTGATCGCGACCGGCGCTCAAAAATATCCAACATATGACATAAACGGTAACGAGCAGATGAGAGCCCCAACCGTAAAGCAGCGACTTGATGCTTTAGAGCTGCTGGGCAAGTATCATAAGCTGTTCACAGAAAAAACACAGCACGAAGGCTCAATATCCATAATGCTTGATGACAGCCTGGAAGAATACGCAAAATGATCATAAAAATAGCGCCGCCGAACGAACGGCAAAAACTGTTCTTTAAAGCTGATACGCGTTTCATAGCATACGGAGGCGCGCGAGGCGGAGGTAAGAGCTGGGCCCTAAGGAATAAGGCAATACTTTTAGCTGTAGAATATCCTGGCATAAAAATATTGATCCTGAGACGCACATTTCCGGAGCTGCGAGAAAATCATATATTGCCGTTAACGACAGCGCTGAACAAAGTAACAAGTTACAACGACACACAGAAAACCATATTATTTCCAAACGGGTCCCGGATCCGATTCGGATATTGCGACGGTGATCGTGACGTTCTTCAATATCAGGGACAGGAAATGGACATAATCATGGTGGACGAAGCCACACAAATAAGTGAATTTGTGTTTTCAACGTTGACCGCCTGCCTCAGAGGTACAAACAATTTTCCGAAGCGAATGTATCTATCGTGCAATCCCGGAGGTATAGGCCATTATTGGGTCAAGCGTTTATTCATAGACAGAGACTATAAAAACAGCGAAGATCCTAACGATTACACGTTTATTCCGGCAAGAGTCTATGACAATACGGTCCTTATGGAAAGAGATCCTAATTATGTCAAGATGCTCGAAAACCAGCCGGAGGATATAAGACGCGCCTGGCTGCTGGGAGATTGGAATATACACATGGGCCAATACTTCCCTGAATTCAGGCATGAGAAGCATGTAACAGAGCCCTTCCCTATTCCGGATCATTGGAGAAAGTACGTATCGCTTGACTACGGCCTTGATATGCTGGCCGTTTTGTGGGCGGCATTTGATGAAAGCGGGCATGTATATATATACAGGGAAATATACGAACCTAATCTGATCGTATCAGAAGCGGCAAAAAGAATAAAAGAACACCTTGCAAAAGAGAAAGTATATGCCGTTCTGGCGCCGAAGGACCTATGGGGCCGAAGCGCCGATACCGGACAAAGCCTGGCAGAAGGATTTGAAAAAGCGGGCGTAAAGCTCACGCCGGTAGGCGTCAACGGAAGGATTGAAGGCTGGTTAAGCGTTAAGGAATGGCTTGCCCCTGATGAAGAAGGCACGCCGGGGCTTAAGATCTTCAGCACCTGCAGGAATTTGATCCGATGCCTGCCACTGCTGCAGCACGATGAACATGATCCGAATGATTGCGCCATATATCCGCATGAGATCACGCACGCGCCGGACGCGCTGCGTTATATGATCGCCGGCAGGCCTCACGCAGCCAAAATCGTAAAGGATCCTGTATATAACTTCAAGAGTGAACGACCGAAGAAGAGCGCCGCAGGACGCGGCGAAAGGGTGAAAGCAATATGATAATAACGACAATAGCGGGCCTTATAGCAGCTGTATGCTGCATATTTGCGTACCGTATGGGATTAAGAGACGGCAAGGCAATGCAGGAAGGCAGAGCTCCGGATCCGATTGAATTGCCTAAAAAGAAGCAAAAAATAAGCAAAGAAAAGAAGCAGGCTCAGGACCGGCTCGAAAAGATCATTAAGAATCTGGAAGCATATGACGGAACTTCAAGGGGGCAGATTAAGATATGATTGCAAAAGACGCCGCGGGAATATGGTCGCAATACCAGGAAGGCGTAAACCATCACGAGAAAACCGGCATGTATGATAAGGCCGAACAGGCTCACCGATTCTTTGAGGGTGACCAGTGGTACGGCCTCGAAAGCGACGGCGAGAACCTGCCTATGTATAACTTCATACAGCCGACATGTGAATATAAGATAGCAATGGTCGCAATGAAAAACATGGCCATTACGTTCAACGATACCGGCAGCACCGATCAGATCCACAGCGATATTTATAAAGGCCTTGAAGGGCTTATATCTCAGATCTGGGAGAACGCACGCATGGACCGCCGGCAATGGGACATAATCAAAGAAAGCTGCATATCCGGAGAAGGCTGGATATTCTTCTATGATGATCAATTTCATAATCAGATGATCGACAAGACAAACGTATACCTGAGCGACGAGCAGGAAGAAGATATACAGAATCAGCAATATATCATCATATACGAGCGCCGCAGCGTTGACGCTGTAAAAGCTGACGCTGAACAGTATGGCATTGATGAAGAAGAAATAGCAAGCATTATGTCAGACGACGATACCAGCCGCCTTATAGGCGAACAGGAAGAAGTCCAGGGCGGTGACGGTAAGTGCAGCTGCCTCCTGTATCTGTACCGTGATGAAGAAAACAATATACATTTCATGCGGCTAACAAAAACCGTCATATACCAGCCGGACACAGTTATACCCGGCATGACTAAATATCCGCTGGCAAATCTTATATGGCTGCCGAAGAAAGGCAGCGCACGCGGCCACGGTGAAGTTGAGCAATTAATACCTAACCAGATAGAAACAAATAGAATGCTGGCCAGAAGGATCATATCGGCAAAAATGGACGCATTCGGTAAGCCTGTATATTCTTCAAACGCCATAGATAACCCCGAAGATATAGACAAAATAGGAATAGCCCTGGAAGTAAGCGGCAGCGTTCAACGAGTGCAGGACGCCTTCTCGTATATCCAGCCTATGTCAATGAGCCCCGACGCGCATAAGCTGCAGCAGGAGCTTATAAGCATAACGAGAGACATGGCCAGCGCCGGCGACGCCGCACTCGGAAATATCAATCCGGAAAACGCCTCCGGAGCTGCAATAATAGCCGCCAGAGATCAGGCTGCTATTCCACTGAATGAGCAGACAGCGCGCTTCAAACAGTTTTGCGAAGATATAGCCGTTATATGGCTGGATATTCTGGCCGCGTATTCGCCCGAAGGCATAGAAATTATAACGCCTGCCGGCATAGAGATAATACCGCCGGAAGATCTTCAGGAACTGAGCTCTAAAGTAAAAATCGAAGTGTCGCCGGTAGATCCGTACAGTAAAGCCGCACAGGAGCAGAGCCTAATCAACTTCTTTGCGGGCGGACATATAACGTTCGACGAGCTCGTAGAGCTCTTAGATGACGACAGCGCGATACCTAAGAGAAAGCTAATGAAGATACTGGCAGCGCGAGCTGAAGAGGCTCAGAGACAGGCACAGATGCAGCAGATGCAGGCACAAGCAGCGGGTCCTATGCAGATGCCAATACCGCAGCAGATGCCGGCAGAAATGCCTCAGCAGGCTATACCGCAGGCACAGATACCGGAAATACAAATACCTGCAGCGCAGCCGACAAATGACGCACAGCTTCAGGAGCTCTTGAGCCAGATCTCAGCAGGAAGGGTGATATAAGTGTGTAAGTGTGACGTAGACGCGCGGATCGTAGGATCCTCGACAGAAACAGACGACAAGGGCCGTATCGTAGACGTATTTCTTTTCGAGTGCCCGAAGTGTAAAGATCGTTATTTTAAGCGGGTAGTAAGAGAGCCCGCAGAAAATAAGAAAAATACTAAAAAGAAAAAAGGAGCATAAAAAATCATGGAAGAAAATTTAAACACGGTAAACGACGTGCAGGAGGAAAACGTTGACCTCCAAAGCAATGCTGACGTAAGCGAAACTGGCGCCGAAACTGCTGCAGAAGCAGAAGGCGAAAGCCAGCCGGAGGCCGCGAACCGGGCGGACAGCATAAGCGAAACACAAAGCAGGGCGCTCGATAGCTGGGCAGCAGCTCAGAGAAGAGCGGCCGAAGCAGCGCGACAGGAAGCCGCAGCATTAAGAGCTGACTACGAAAGGCTTACGACAGCGCTGAAAGGCTACGGCTTTAATGGAAGTGCCGAAGATATGGCCGACGAAATTGAAGCCAGGGCAAGCGGTAAGACCGCAGCTCAGGTCAAAATGGAACGAATGCAGGACCAGGCAAGGATCAAACAGGCCGTCTTATCTTCCCCGGAATATCAGCGCCTGCAGAAGGAAACTGAAGCATTACGGGAAATAAGCTATAAGAGCATATACGACCGGGATATAGCTGAAATAAATAAATATAATCCCGGTGCGAAAATCAAAAAGCTTGACGATCTGGGACCGGAGTATACCAGGCTCAGAGCAGCCGGAGTATCTAACCTGGCAGCCTATGCAGCAACGCAGGCTGTGTCTGAAGCACACAATAAGCTTAAGCCGCCGTCTATAGGAGCGGTCGGCAGTAATAGCTCACGACAGAAAGACTATTACAGCCCCGCCGAAGTAGACAAATTAACAGAAAAGGACCTTGATGATCCGAAGATCTTAGAGGCCGTAAAAAGATCAATGACAAAATGGAAATAGGAGGAATGATTAAAAATGGCATATGAAAATTTTAAAAGACTCGTATGGAGTAAGAACATACAGCACCAGCTGCCTAAATTCACCGTATTCGAGCCCGATTGTAACTATAAGTTTAAGGGCGAGATCAAATACGCCAAGCAGGTAAAGATCCTCGGCGTTAACCGCCCCACTATCGGCACCTATACCGGCAGCTCTATCGGCACGCCTGAAACTGTACCCACTTCGGCACAGTTCCTTGACATTGACCAGGCTAAATTTTTCAATTTCATGGTCGACGATGTTGACGAAGCTCAGAGCACTCCGGGCCTCATGGAAGCCCTTATGGAAGAAAGCACCCGCGCAATGGCTCAGGAAAGAGACAGCTATATAGCGAAGATCTGCGCAGATAGTGCTGGATATAACGCCTCGGCGGTAGAAATTGATACAGCAGCCGAAGCAGAAGCCGCACTTGAAGCAGCTCTTATATGGCTGCAAGACAATGGCGTAAATCCCACTGTCGACAAAGTAACGGCATATCTGACACCAAAGGTATATACATATCTTGCCAAAGCAATGATAGAAGATAAAACCGATAACGACGATCTTGTAGGTAAGGGCAGTATCGGTAAATACCTTGGTATCAGAATAAAAATGTCTAATAACCTGTATAAAGACGGCAGCAATTATTACCACAATATCATTAAAAGCGATAAAGCCTGCGCTTTCGCTTCAGCAATAGACGACGTAGAGGCTTACCGTCCTGAAACGCTGTTCTCTGACGCGATAAAAGGCCTTAACGTATACGGCGGAAAGATCATACGGCCGCAGGAATGCTACGCATTTAAATCTTATTAATCAATGAGGAGGAATAAAAAATGGCAGCAGCAGTTGTAACTGTATCTACAAACCTCGTACGCGGTACTGCAGGGGCCTTTATCGGCACCTCAATAGACGCGACCGACGGCCTTTTCCTTAAGTGGGACGTACCTGACGAAAGAGCGCTTATAGTGCTTATAAACGCTGACACCAGCAACGCCGTAACAACCCTTAAACTTAAGAAGGGTGACGGCCTGGGCGCGGCAGCGGCCGACGTTGACATAGGCCTTACTGCCGGCCAGACAAAGGTACTGGCCATAGAAAGCGCTAAATTCCTTATCACGACCGGAACGAATAAAGGATATATCAAATTTACAGATTCGTCCGGTGACACTAAGGTAGCCCTTGTAAGGCTGCCCTAAATGATAGCATTAAGGGAGCCGGCACCCGGCTCCCTTATCCTGATAAAAAAGGAGATATAAAACCATGACAGGACAGGACCTCTTAACCGCTGCAGCGGCTCAGTTTGGAGCTAGCATCACTGAAGGCTATACGGCTTTCGCGCCGAAAGTTATCAACAACCTTCTGGCCGAAACCTTTGACATAAATAACCGCATGAGACACGCTGCCGGCAAGGAAAAGCTGGAAGAGATACCGCTTATAACCGGGCTGGCAGAAGAAATAACATACGAAACAAAGCTTATATGGGCCGCGCTCGTTTATGGCCTCGCAGCAAAGCTTATATCAGACGAACGCGACGCTGCACAGCTGAGCTTTTTTTACCAGGCATATAAAAACGGCTTAGACGAATGTGACGTCGGATACATCAAGGCGGTGACACGCGGATTATGAAGAACATAAGATTCTCAAGCTTCAACTCAGTAAAAACAAAGATATACAGAAGCTTCAAGGGCGTCGACATGTCGACAGATCCGACGTTATGTGACGACAACCGGAGCCCCTGGGCTCCTAACCTTATAAGCGACACCGGCGGCATGCCAGAGAAAAGGCTGGGCTGGCGCGTTTTAAAAACATATTCGGGCACGCCCGCGCCGAAGATAAACGGCATATACAGGGCCGTAATAAACGGCACTGAGAAGATACTTATTCATGCCGGCTCTAAGATTTGGGATTATGCGACGGATCCGTTACTCGGCACGCCGCTTATATCCGGAATAAACGACGGCAGCAGCTGCGCGATCTTCTTTGCCAGCAAGCTGTATATCTTTACCGGCAATGAATATCTTGTATACAACGGATCTACAATAACAGCCGTTGAAGGCAGAATACCTGAAATAATTATAGGCCGTTCCCCTTCAGGCGGAGGCGGCACGCCGCTGGAACCAATCAACCTTATTCAGCCAAAATGGACAGAGGGATTTCTGGGAGAGGCTGGCATAGATGAGTACCAGCTATCTTATGATAATCTTGATTCAACAGTTCCGATCAAAGTTGAAGTAATGGACGCACAGGGCACCTGGAACACCTTAACGGCGCCAACAGATTATAGCTGCAACTATAACACCGGCAAGGTAACTTTTACGAACCCGCCGGGCATATCGCCTATAGCCGGCGCTGATAATGTGCGGATCACAGCGTCAAAAAATAGAACCGGATATGCAGACAAAGTTAAGAAGGCGCTTGTAGCGGGTGTATATTCCGGTACAACGATATTCTGCGCCGGATCCGTAAAAGGAACAGACTACCATAGCGGGTTTAATGATCCTACGTACTGGCCTGATACCGGCTACGACAATGTTGGTACAGATGAAACTGATATTATGGGCTATCTACAGATCGGTCAATACCTTGCCATTATCAAAGAAGATAACGACCAGGATTCAACTGTATATCTGCGTAAAGACACAACATTGAACAATGAAATGATATTCGTCCGTGAGCCTTGCGTCACGGGCATAGGCGCCATATCGCGTAAATGCTTCGGCAACCTTCGCGGCGAACCGTTGTTTTTATCACGGCAAGGCGTGTTTGCTGTAACGAGCAATATTATAACTTCTGAGAAGATGGTACAGAACAGATCATATTTTATTGACCTGGCATTGACAAAAGAAAGCGGGCTAAAGGACGCCGTAGCCGTAGAATGGGAAGGCTATTATATCGTAGCAATTAACGGCCGGGCATATATACTTGACGGCCGGCAGAACAAAACATACAAACAGCAGAACGGTGACTATGTATATGAGTGCTATCACTGGGATAACATACCTGCCCGCTGCTTTATGAAATCAGGCGGAACGTTATACTTCGGAACAGCTGACGGCAGAGTGTGCCGATTTAACAGCGACAAAGATAAAATGGACAGATACAACGACGACGACCAGGCTATAGTAGCGTCATGGAGCACGAAGGCAGACGACGATGGCCTGTTTACAGCATATAAAAGCCTGGTATCACCGGGCTGCGGCGTAATGATCAAGCCGTATACTCATTCATCAGCGACAGTAATATTTGAAACTGAAAAAGACTTCGGAGAAGTAGCAGCGTCGCAGAGACTTGACATTTTTGATTTTTCAGATCTGGATTTTTCAAGATTTTCCTTTGAGACATCAGAAAGCCCCAGGGTAATACCGGTAAGGGCTAAGCTGAGAAAATACCAAACGCTAAGGATCACCGTAAGAAACGATGCGAAAGACGAAGGCTTCGGCGTATTCGGCATCGTTAAACGGTTTACGTTAAGCGGGCATATGAGATAACAAGGAGGTATAAAAGTGGCAATAACCGACCATAAATTTGCAAATGCAGACTTTACTGCAAGCAACACGATAGCAGGCTTATCGGACCGTCCTTCCGAGGACGGGCTTACTGCGGCACAGCTCAAAGCACGATTTGACTATATCGCTAAGAGCATGATCGCCCTGGATAAATTCAACGATCTTATAGACGAGCTGGCTGCTTCAGGCGCTGCCTCTATAGGCGCTTCGAGTATAACCGGCCTGACCGGATCTACAGTGCAGGAGCTGCTGGAAGCTTTAAAGGCATATGTAGACGCAGCTGACGCGCTGCTGTTGGCCAAAGCGGGCGGAACCATGACGGGAGCATTGACCTTATCCGGCGCCCCGACAGCTGACCTGCACGCAGCCACAAAGAAATACGTTGACGACGCCGACGCAACGCTTGTTGCTAAAGCGGGTGATACCATGACAGGAGCCCTTACCCTGTCCGGCGCCCCGACTTCAGACCTGCATGCGGCCACAAAGAAATACGTTGACGACGCTGACGCGCTGCTGTTGGCCAAAGCTGGCGGCACAATGACCGGAGCTCTTACCTTATCCGGAGCACCGACAAGCGACCTGCACGCAGCCACGAAGAAATACGTAGATGACGCTGACGCGGCTCTTCTGGCCAAAGCGGGCGGCACAATGACCGGATCTCTTATACTTGCAGACGATCCTGAAAGCGATCTTGAGGCCACGACAAAGCAATATGTAGACAATGCTATTGACGTATTAGACGGCGAGATAGATGATATGCTGCCTCTGACCGGCGGCACTTTAACCGGAGCATTAACTTTATCGGGAGCGCCTTCAAGCGACCTGCACGCAGCCACGAAAAAGTATGTAGACGATGCTGACGCGGCATTTTTAGCCAAAGCGGGCGGCACAATGACCGGGGCTCTTACCTTATCCGGAGCGCCTTCAAATGATCTGCACGCTGCAACGAAAAAGTATGTAGACGATGAAATAGACGCAGTAGAAACAGAAATAGGAGACTTCCTACCGAAATCCGGCGGCACAATGACCGGAGCTCTTACCTTATCCGGAGCTCCGACCGAAAACCTGCACGCAGCCACGAAAAAATATGTCGATGATACAGCATTTGCAGCCGGATCCGTAAGCTCGGTTAACGGTATGTCTGGCACAGTAATTCTCGGAGCTTCAGACGTCGGAGCCGTACCGGCAGCCGGCGGCACAATGACCGGAGCCCTTACCTTATCCGGAGCACCGACAAGCGACCTGCACGCAGCCACGAAAAAGTATGTAGACGATGCTGACGCGGCTTTCTTGGCCAAAGCGGGCGGGACCATGACCGGAGATCTTACTCTTGCCGGCGCCCCATCGTCAAACCTTCATGCAGCCACAAAGAAATACGTTGACGACGCCGACGCGGCATTTTTAGCCAAAGCGGGCGGGACCATGACCGGAGATCTTACTCTTGCCGGCGCCCCATCGTCAAACCTTCATGCAGCCACAAAGAAATACGTTGACGACGCCGACGCGGCATTTTTAGCCAAAGCGGGCGGCACAATGACCGGGGCTCTTACCTTATCCGG